AAGAAACTCTCAGTGGGCGTTTCCCTGTTCAGTCTAATTTTGATTCCCTGCCGTTTGAGGTCCGGTTGGTATTCCAGTGTAACGAAGCGAATGAAGGGCGTGCCAAAACAAAGAACTTGAGCTATGTCAGGGTGAAATATAGCGTTTCGTAGAGTTACTGGTAAGGACAGTAACTGATAATGATGCCCTGCTAAATGTTCCGGAGCTTTCTGCATCAGGGTATGCAGGTCGATACAGGAACTGGTGTGCAGTTCGTATGGCGACAATGAGAGCAGGGTGCAGTTAGACCTTAAACACTTTGACACGAAAGCACTGGAACAGGAAAGAAATCTATTTGGAGTGTGGCAGCTGTGAAATACAGGGTAAGAGTAGATATGAGTTTCGATGCTGAGGCTGACGCTCGTGCAGTGCTGGACTATGCAAAACAACTGTCCGGTATAGCATTAAGCATAAATGGAAGTAAAGATGGCGAAGAGAAATCATTCTGTGAAGTCGAAAAGTGCCGTCACGACGAAGGACTGCCCTGCGAGATACTCGAAAGGGTGGAGATTTGATGGTTTTGGTACTGTCGGCAAAAACCTTGAGGATGATAACAGATGACGGGAAAAAGTGTTATCACGTATAAAACCAGGGAGGTGAGGTACAGGTGAATCTGGGTGATATGCGAACAATCGTGCGATGTGAATTGCATGATGAGGATTCTAATAACTACCGCTGGACAAATGATGAACTGGACAGGCACATTGCGCGTGCTGTGACAGAGTTTTCTATGGCACTTCCATATGAGCAAAAGGTAACCAAAGCCACCAGTACCGGCTCGAGGGAGATAGATATATCAAGCGTAACCAATCGCGTTATGGTGCAGGCGATTGAGTATCCGGTTGGGCAGTTTCCCGGGAATTTCCAGCGTTTTGCATTGTGGGCTGACACGGTAACTCTGCTGGGTCCGGATGTTCCGGATGGGTCAAATGCCTGTATATATTATGGCAAGCTTCATACGCTTGATGTAAGCGCATCCACCATTCAGGTCCAGCATGAAGACCTGGTTGCGTCCGGCGCCTGTGGCTACGCTGCTGTTGAGTGGGCGGTATATGCAATTAACAGGGTGAATGTTGGTGGCATTCGGAATCCTGAGAAATTGTTGTCATGGGGACGGGAGAGACTGGCGGGTTTTCGTGCGGATTTAAAAAGTTTGGGAAGGAAGAACCGGGTACGGGTGAACTCTCTCTATCGACCGTACTATCCACCTGTTTCCAGTACAACTGACTACGGGCCTTAGTACTGGATATTAATTCTGTCTGATACAGGTATGAGTTACAGATTACCAGCAGAAACAGGCATGGAGACGGTTATGAGTAATAGAGATACGATGAGCAGAGCGAAAGACAGATTACCACGCAAAGCTTATGCCATTACCGGATACCGGGGGAACCCGGACACATGGAAGTTGCCGCACCATAAAAAGGGGATGACTGGCAGTGAGACTGTCGATTGGAAATTGATGGAGGTTGCTGTTGCGGCGCTCTCGTCAAAATGCCTTCAGGGTAAAAAGGTGTCTGAAAGTCCTGAGGAAATCCTGAAAGCAGCCCGGCACCTTGCAGACCACTACATAGAAGCAGAAAAACCATTACCTGATATTCTGGCAGCTCTGACCTGAAGATTAATAGGTTAAGGGTACAGAGCCGGGCGAAATCTCCGGGGGGAATAATGAGACAGATATCGAGTACATTAAACGCTGCACAGAAAACGGCCAGCAGCACGCCTTATGTGAAAATGGAAGCGAAAGCAAAGATTGCCGGCGTTGTCAGGATGGAATGGAGCAGACTGTATACTGGCAATGAGGATGACTACCATCATGCACTGACAATGCCCAGTGATGGCTCCCTGGTGCGTGTCAGGATAACGCTTCCCGGTGACGCAAGAAAACTCTACTGGCAGAGGGTGGCTGCCCCCGGACCCTTATCTGATTATTCCGGTTGGACATATGCAAACCAGTATAACTGTGTAGTCGTGGCTGCTGCTTCACAGGGAGCTGAAGCCTCCATCTTCTGGATAAACTCCAGTAGAGAACTCAGACGTATCAAAAGTACTGATTACGGTGCTACGTGGGGCGCTCCGGAACTGCTGGACTACTCACCTACTACGAATATTAAGGCGTTAGCTGCTGCTTATAAATCCAATGGTGACCTGGCCGTCTTTTTTGCAGATGCTGCTACCCTCTATATCAAGAAATATATTGAAGGTAACTGGCAGGCAAAATCTGCCTGGGACAAGACCACTGGTAATCTCTCCGGTGTTGCAGTGCTATATGACGCCGATTGGAACCTGCTGGTTACGGGGCAGGACTCAAGTGACAACTACAGGATGTGGTCACTGGTGTACGGTGACGGTGGTGATGTAACCAGTGATACATGGTCTCCTCTAAAGGAAATGGCGTCAGCCCCGTCTGGGGGCGATTTCCAGTATACCAGTCCATTTCTGGACAAACCGGACGTATACCGGTGTTTCCATGTTGAAAAATATTCCGGTACCGAGCCATATAATCGTCCATTCTGGTCTCATTGTGTCCCGGATGTGGGGTTTGCAGACAGCCTCTGGCATGAACCGGTACCTGTTAATCTTTCTATTGAGTATGGTCTGGCAACAGCACATCACGGCGACTACTGCTGGCTCACCAGCCCGTCAGGTGTCTGGCGTTCCAAACTGGCTGAGCAGAGCATCAGCCTGACTGACGATGTAGCATCGGTCGGACTAGAAGTCCAGTATGATTCTGATAGAATGAAGGTTGAACTCAGGAATGACGATGGACGGTATGCATCTCCGGGAACCGGCACATTATCTGTACTTGACATGGGCTGCCAACTGGAACTTGGAATCGGTTATGCAACCTCGCAGGGCAACGAAGTCAGCACCGGCCTTGCCTTCTGGCTGGAATCTTACGAGCATATCAGTGAGAAAGGCAGGGCAAGCCTGGTATTGCATGCTGAAAGTGCATGGCGTTTCATTAAAGACTGGCAAGCCCGTCACCAGTTTCGCTGGAACAAGGAATCTGACGATATGTCAGTCAAGGATATCCTGTGCTTTGTCCTTGCCCGGGCAGGAATAAAGCTTGAGGTAAAGTCACAGTCCTCTGTCATCACTGGTTTTTATCCCGATTTTACGATTCATCCCGGCAACCGGGGTAATGACATCATAAGAAAACTCCTGTCATTTGTGCCTGACCTTCTGTCTATTGAAGGAATTACAGCATACCTGGTAAACCCACTGTCCTCAGATAGTTCAGTCTATTCATACGGGCAGGACCATGCCATATTCGGGGGCAGCTATCGGACAGGAGCATTGGCCGTGAACCGTGTTCAGGTGGAGGGGTTCGATTCGATAGAAAGTGAACCCATAATCGTTGATTTATTCGAGTGGGACCAGATAGAAAAATTTCATGACAGGCTGGTCCGTCTGGAAGACAGAAATCTGGATACAGTGGCAGATGCGGAAGAGAGGGGGGGGGCTTTTCTGAGGAAAGTAGAGATAGACTCGGCAGGTGGTATTATTCGTATCCCCGTCAATTGTGGTCAGCAACTTTATGATGTCGTTGACATAACAGATATCAGGGCAGGACTTAGCTCTGCAAAATGCCGGGTAATGACAATAGCAATGGTCTACGAGCCACAGCGGGGGAAGTACGAACAGCGGCTTCTGCTCGGAGCAGTGTAGCAGGGAGATTTCCGCTGGCAGGGGATAACAATAAAATGGTGCAGCAGTTACTCCTGTTGATGTACCGGTGAGTTGAAAGTAAACAGTTTGGAGGAGATAAGGAATCAGATGGGTATAAAAAAAGCAGTGATTATAAGTTTTGATTCCGGGGGATATACGGCTACGGTTCAACTTACGGGCAGCCACAAGGCATACCTGGAGAGTGTTCCTGTCGCACGAAATATACCAGCAGTTGAAATGGTAGCAGGAAGGAAAGCTGCTATCGTGTTCTTTGATACCCATAACGCCAGGGAATCAGTAGTAATTGCCGTCTACTCCTAGTCTGAAATAGATATCTGACCTCTTTCTTAACCTCACTCCACCGGACGTTGGTTCCGGTGGAGTTTTTTCTTTACCGGACAAAAGGATGAACTCTCTATTGAAAGTAGTGTGCAAGCCACGTTATATCCGGATTACATAATATCGCGAGTGTTAAATATTTATTAAATGTTTAGAAAAACAGTGAGTATGTTTACCGCCTGTTTAGCTCCTGCTGCCTATTCTGGAACAAGAAGACAAAAACCAGAGGAAATAATGCAAAGGTTTTCGTCTCCGAGTTCAGGGCAGGAGCACGGGAATGCGGAAGAGATTCGTAAAACTTCTAACACCCCTGGTGGGTGTGGCCCTTCTCGCATCTTTCATAGTCTCGGTTACGTATGCTGATATTGATAGCGATATCACATATGCACAATCTGCTGAAATAACTCCCCATCCCATTGAAATTCCCCGCACTGTAGAAAAACCCGATATTCCCACACTTACTGCACCTGCAGAAGACCTTCCCGGCTATGTATTCGTAGTCGGTAATCGTGAGATTGTACTTGAAAGGCCTGTTATCCAGGCTGATGATTTAAAAGATTCACAGGGAACATCTGGTTCCTCTGTCAGTGGATCAGTTACTGCCGTGG